GGCAAGATGCTCTGTCAAGCTCTAGGTTGACGTATAGTATCTTTCCTTTGGTGCATTGCCAGCCAAACCACTTGACCCCCTCAGCTATCGCCACGCACATCTCGATAAGTGCATAAGACTTGCCTGCCTTTGACGGACCTGCAATGAGCATTTTGTGGCCCTGTCTGAGAACGCCGTCAATAAGTGGTGGTGCAAGTTCAGGCAGGTTATCCCACTCAGCACTCAGGCTCTCAGGGTCGGGGAGATCATCATTGATACTCTCTATGTAATCTTTCCATTCTGAAAAGCTTTCTTTGCCTATGTTCTTGTCAATGATGAACTGTTTCTTACCGTTTCTCATGACGCCTGGCATACGGCTAAGACGTGAGGGATTGCGGTTTTGTTTATCTATGTCAAGACCGCTCTCTTTGCAGACCTTGTAAAGAAAATCAACACGCCTGCGGTATTCATCATAGTTGGGAGCGTCTATCTTGACGATAGCGTGAACGCTCTTTCCGCCGCTGTATACAAGCACAGCGATAGGAAGTTCAAGCTCTCTCATCACAGCATTCTGCTGTTCTATAGGCATACTGTCGCTTTCAACAAGAGCATAGCGGTAGTCTGTTACATTCTCGTTCTTTACGCCCTTGCCGTCAAGAGGATTGAAGCGGATCCACGCTCCGGCTTCTTCCTTGTAGTCGCCAAACACCGCACCAATGTCGCCGTTACATTCGCCAAGCCTCTTGATAAGCTCCCCTGCCGTCCTGTCACAGCACCCCTTTGTGGGCAGATACCTGGTCTTGCCGTCCTTTTCTGTTTCCCACGTTTGCGTAACATAGCCCACGTTCTCTCCTGCTTCAAAGAGTGTTTCAAGATATGTGACTATTTCCTTGACAGGATCCCATTGGGCAGGCTCGGTGATCGGTATGCCCTCACCGCCGTTTACAAGGGGACTGCTTTCTTCTGCAACTATCTCGCCGTCCCAATCGTATGCCTTAAACTCATGGGGGCTGTATCCTCTTTCCTTTGCCATTTGCACGATAGTTCCTGCGGTCACGGGCTGAGCATTGCCGTTAAAGCCTTGCCACTTGTGTTCACACTCACCGCTGTGATAACGGCTGTCTGACCTTGACCAACTGTCCCAATCGTTCACGGAATAGCCCTCGTGCTTGAGAGCCATTCCCACATTGACCCATTCTTGATAATCACAGCTTGCAGGGTCTATGTATTCAAGCATTTTAAGCAAATTTGTGTTATCCATTCACTTCTCCTTAGTTCTCAGGTGTGTATTTTTTCGGGTCAATATCTCTCGGCACTCTCCAACCATTGGCAGAAATACGAGCTATCATCCTGCTTGCACTGTCAAAGCTCCAAGAGCCAACGTGTTCAAAGCCCTTGCTTTCAAGCAGCCTTATCTGCTTAGGTGTGGTAAGTCCTGCATTGCGGCGCTTTTCAAGGCGGTCAAGGATAAGCTTTGCCTTGCCTGCGTTGTCTATATCGTCAGGGAAAATGCCCAGCTTTTCAAGCTTTGCTTTCTGCTTGTCGGTAGCAGGAGCACACTCCCAGCCAAAGGCAGGAACGTAAGAGGACAAGTCCTCTGCCTGTATTGACATTTCATACTGCAAAGGGTCAACGAGCTTTCGCTTGCGTGTTTTCATTTCTTTGAGCTGCTTTGCCAAAGACTCTTCACGCTGTGCCACAACGTCCTCGCTTGCTTGTTTTTCTGCCTCTTCGATATCTACTGCACAGCCTGCCTCATTGGCAAGGTTTTCGGTCATTTTCTCAGCGACCTCTTCATTCTGACAGATAAGGTGTGCAGGTCTGCAAAGCTCGTGGCGTTCTGTGTGCCACAGAAAGTCAAGCAGTAAAAGCTCTGTCTTTCCCTCGCAGAGCCTTGTGCCTCTGCCTACCATTTGACAGTAAAGCCCACGCACTTTTGTTGGTCTTAGCACGATAACGCAGTCAACTGACGGACAGTCCCAGCCCTCTGTGAGGAGCATTGAGTTGCACAGCACGTTGTATTCGCCCTTGTCGAAAGCTTCAAGTATCTCCGCTCTGTCTGTGCTTTCTCCGTTGACCTCAGCAGCGTTGAACCCTTTGCTGATAAGGATATCACGGAACTTCTGAGAGGTCTTGACAAGCGGCAGGAACACAACTGTCTTGCGTTCCTTACAGTATTTGAGCATTTCATCAGCTATCTGATAAAGATAAGGGTCAAGTGCCGTGTCGATATCACTTGCCTTGAAATCTCCTGCCTGAGTTGAAACTCCCGAAAGGTCAAGTTTCAGCGGTATGGTGATAGCCTTGATAGGTGAAAGATAGCCCTCTTTGATAGCCTGCGGCAGTGTGTATTCATAGGCAAGGCTGTCGAACACCGAGCCTAAGTTTTTCATATCGCCCCTGTCAGGTGTAGCCGTTACACCAAGTACCTGAGCTTCAGGAAAATGGTCAAGCACTCTCTGATAGCCGTCTGAGATAGCGTGATGAGCCTCGTCAATGATAATGGTATCGAAGTAATTTTCCGAAAAGCCTTTGAGCCTTTTCTCACGCATAAGGGTCTGAACTGAGCCTACAACCACACGATACCAAGAGCCTAAACAGCTTTGCTCTGCTTTTTCGGTGGCACAGCCAAGCCCTGTTGACTTCATAAGCTTGTCTGCCGCCTGGTCGAGCAGCTCGCCCCTGTGGGCTAGGATAAGCACACGCTTACCCTGCCGCACACATTCTTCCGTAACAGCCGAGAAAAGTATTGTCTTTCCCGTTCCTGTGGGCAGAACTGCAAGGACTTTATTTATTCCCTCAGACCATTGTTCGAGTATAGCAAGCTTAGCCTCGTTTTGATATGGTCTTAAATTCATCATCAGAACGCACCGGCTTTCCAGCCCCCTGTCTGAGCAGGCTGACTATACTGCGGTGTCTGCGTCTGAGCAGGCTGAACGGTAGTCACATTCTCATCATAGGCATAAAGCTTCTTTATCTTGTTGGACTGCCTGTCCTCACCATCCTTGTTCTTGTAGTTGTCAACGTAGACGTGACACTTGCCCTTTTTGCCTGTGATAGCATTCCAGTTCATTTTCAGCGGTTCGCCGTGTTTTTTCAGACCGAGAGCCAGGAAAAGTGCTGAGAGCTTCCACTCAAACTTGTTACAAAGGAAGAAGTTCTCTGTTATCTCCACGCTGTCCTCAGCTCCCCATATGGTGAATGTGACCTTAGCCATATTGCAGGGTGGCACTTTTGCCGACCCCTCGTGTCTTGCACGTTCGTACTTTGCAACTGTGAAGTCATAGTCCCCCTCAGGGAGCAGGACAAAGTCCCCACCCTCGTTGACTATCTCATCTTCCCAGCCGTATTCCATAAAATTATCCATAGTGTTGTCCTCCTTTTAAAATGGTACTTTCTGATTTTCCCTGATAAGCGGCAGCATTTGCTCCCAAGCACCTATCAGACAGCCCTGTACAAAGTCGTCAGGATAGTTGGTAATAGGGGTATCATAAGGGAAATAGTTTCTCTGAGATACCACAAGACGTATATCCGATTCGCTTACGTTGTTGGCTCTCATAAGGTCTGCAAGCGCTTTCGGTATGCCATCAGGGATAACGATAGGTGGTGCAACGTCCTCAAAGCCGCTGAGATCAGTAAGAGGCTCGTCTGCTTTCTGTTCTGTCTGTACAGGCTGTTTTGTCGTGGCATCTTCAACAGCTACTGCGGAAGCAACTGTAGCAAAGCTGTTGCTGTGTTGCCCACTGAAAGTGAACAGGTGCGCTATGCCGCTGTATTCAAAAGGCATTTCAGACGGAAGTCCGTCACGATTTTTAGCGTCCCAGCAAGGGTGATGTGTGGTGTACATAACACGGTCGCCGCCCTGAGCCTTGAACTTCTTGCCGTCCTTATCCACAGCTACTGCATATGTTTTGTAGTTTGCAAACAGCACCATATCTGCCCATTCTTTCACAAGAGGCGATATCTGAGAAGACGTTTTCTTGCCGAGCTTTAACTCCCAACGGTCATAAGCCCCCAGCTCGTCAGGCTGTTCAAACTTTCTCATCTGAGCGTGAGCCGTAAGCACAACGTTGATACCGCTGTCAACTACCTCCTGCAAGAGATTAAGGAACTTGCCTACCTCCTCTTTTTCGTAAACATAGCCATTGCCGTAGCCGAAATCTTCAATGCCTTTTTTCTGATGTGCCGAGCAGATCGTTTCAATGCAAAGCTGTTCAGCCCAATCAAAGGTATCAATGACAAGGGTCTTGCAGAGCCTGCCGTTCATAGCTTCCTTTACCTCGTTTTTGAGCATTTCCCAGCTTGTTGGCTTAGGGAAACGTCTGATGTTCAGCTTCTTTGTACTGCCCTCAGTATCAATAAATACAGGGTCGGGGAACTGAGCCGCAAAAGTGGATTTGCCTATGCCCTCAGGACCATATATCACAACTTTCTGTGCGGAGCTTACAACTCCTGATGTTATCTCATACATTAAAATGCACCTGCTTTCCAAGTTTTCGTTTCTGTGTTTTCTTCTTTTTCGTTGTCCATCGACCTGCCGTCCTCGATAATGATACTGCACTCGTCACCTGTGGAAACTCTTGTGGCTATCGCCTGCAAGCCCTGTGCTTCAAGCCACTTGCCGAAGTCATCAAGGGTTTCGGTATCCATTTGTTCAAGCTTGTCCAAAAGTACGAAGCCGCAGTCAGGGTTGAGCTTTCTCACGATAGAGGTAGCGACGATAAGCTGTTCTGCTCCGCTTATACTGTCCCACTTATGCCCGTTATACAGCAGTTCTCCGTCCTCAACTGAAAGCCCCTCAAGGGGCAGGTCGGCACTGCCCAGCAGGTCAGTTTTAGCCTGCCTTACGTCCTCTATCTGCTCAGTGAGATATGTATACTGTGAACGGTAGTCCTCAGCGTCTATTTCAGCTTTCTCCCTGTCGAGGTTTGCTCTTATCTTCTTGTTCAGTTCCTCTATATCTGAGATGTTCTTTTCAAGCTCCGCTGTGCTTTCGTCCACAAGGTCTTGTGCGTCAAGGCTTGCAAGCTTGAAGTTGTTCGCTGCCGCTTCATAGCTTGCTTTTGCACGTTCATAGGCGGACTTAGCAATCTCCAACTGCTTTTCGTAGTATTCCTTCTGATCACGCTTACGCTGATTTTCGCCGTTGCGAGCAAGTATATCCTGCTGCTGTCTGATAAGCTCCGAAGCCGAAACAGGCTCGGCAGGGACGTTTGCGTACACAGGCATTTCCTTTGCAAACTTAGACTTCTGGTCAGCTATCCTGCCGATAGCGGTACGCTGGTCATAGAGGGAATGTTCCTTATGCTCCAACTGATAGAGCGTATCGCCCACGCCGATTATTTTCAGCAGAGTTGAAGCTTTTTCCTTGCTTGACTGATTAATGAACTTAGGCAGGTCAAGTGCGAACTGCTCAACGAAGCTGTTCAAAAGCTGCTGACCGCCTTTCTTACCTGTGCTGTCCGTGACTTTGAGAGAGCTGTTCTTGCCCGAACGCTCCACCACGATACCATTATCGAGGGTGATCTTCAAATGCGGCTCGACAACAGACCCCTCACGCTGAGGAGAGGACGGCTTATACTTGTCACCGCCAAGCGCCCAAGCGATAGCGTCAAGGACAGAGGTCTTGCCCTGCCTGTTCTTACCGCCGATAACAGTAAGCCCATTCTTTGCAGGCTCAAGCTGTACGGCTTTTATCTTCTTTACGTTCTCAAATTCAAGTGAGTTTATTTTTACTGACATTTTAGTTCGCTCCTCTCATATTTTCAAGCTTATCCCTTGTGCTGCATATTTTTCCGTACACCTCGCCGATATCAAAGGCTCTCTGTTCTCGCTTAGACATTTCTCCATAGATATCGAGTATATCTGTACAGGCTTTGTCTGCGGTATCATATGCTTGACATATATCCGATTTTGTGCTATCATCAATGTGTGTTGAACTGGTATCTTTTGATACCTCCGAGCTTGTGCTGTTGGCAGACAGTGCAGGCTCGTTTTCTTTTATGTAACGGGCAAAATATACGCCGCATTTATAAAATCTTTTATCAAGCGAACATTGTGTGCAGTTCATATTTCCGTCAGTGCAAACCTCCACCGCCTTTTCAAACTCCTCTTTCGTTATCATCTTTATCCTCCTCGTTTTCAAAACGTTTCTCCCAGTGCCTATCCGCCACGCTCAGTGCAAGATAAATCACTACATCTATGCCTGCAAGCACGGCTACTGTTATCAGCAGTATTCCTACAATGCTCATTACCACTTTCCTTTCATTTCAACTTCGACCTTGACCACGGGTCTGCCTGCTTCTCTCACCGCACGCTTAATGCTCTCCTCCGCTTCCTCGTAGGCAGTTTCTTTTACGCTTACATACCACCTGTACGCTACATACATTGCAAGCACCACCAAGAGCGCTACCGCTGCGGCACATCTGATTATCTCTAACACGGCTATCATTTTCTCACGTCCTTTCCGTAAAGCGTGCGGAGTTTTTTAAGCCTTTTCTCGAAGTTGTCGATATCAATGCCCCACACCTCGTAGGCTATCTCTGTATTGACCGAGTGTGGCAGCCATGACTTCACACCACGCTTTGCCATTTCTTCCTTAACAGCTTTCTTGATCTTGATAGTCTGCGTTTCACCTGTGCCGAACAGCTCCTTGATATCCGCATTGGTTATTTCGGGCTTTTCATAGTACAGCCGCACCGCCATTTCAATGTCAGGTGACCTCATTTAGTCCACCTCCTCGATAGTCAAAACATTCTCATGGGGCCAAATAACACTTGCCTTTGTCAGAGCCTCGTACTGACTCTTTGCAGCTACTGTGAACACCCTTTTATCGTGAAACTGGTCTATCGTTGTGACTTTGTAAATTTTCATTTTTTGTGCCTCCTCTAAATCATTTATTATATTAAAGCAATAACAGTCTGAACGTTTCTTTTCCTTTAGGCGTAATAAACACCTGCGTGCTTGAAAAACCTGTTTTCTCATTAGAAAACTCCTTGACTTCAAACAAGCCGTTCTCCATAGGCTTTGCATACGGCATAAGCTTGCCCTTTTTATCTCTGTAAAGATACTTTTTATCAAGCAGGAAATTTACAAATGTATTTTGCTTGACTTTAAGTTCCTTAGCTGTTTCTCTTATTCCCGTCAACAGATTTCTGTCCACGAGTTCATCAAAGTAATCAGCTTTCGGTTGCATAATCTGTTTATCAACAGTAAGCTGTGAAACACTTACTTGCAGAGCTTTTACCTTTTCATTGGCAATTTCCAAAGCCCTTTTCATAATCATCTCAGGACTGTTCCACGCTTCTTCAACTCTTATGAAGTACTGACGGAACTGCTTTCCTTTTTCACTTCTCTGCAACATACAGATCTCCTTTGCCATTGGGATTGTAAGTTGGTGGTCGGTAAGTTCACGACTTACCTGCCTGTTTCCCTCAGTACGAACCTGCTCATTTTTGAGCGGGTTGAAATCCTCACCCTCCGTAAATCCGTATTCACACATTCTCGGAAACCAGTCTTTATAAGCGGTCTTGACTTCAAGTGCCTCGTGTAGTTCCCTGCCCGATACTGTTGGGCGTTCAGCATTTTCATAACTGATTTTGATTAGTTCATTCATTAGTCATCTGTCCTTTCGTTTGTTTCGATATCTTCCAATGTTCTGTTGTTTCATCATCACGCTGAAACAGATAGCAGATATCCAGCTCAGGGAACAGGTTGCGTTTAATAATCATAGCCTCTTCAAAATAGAAACTGCGGTCATACGCTTTTGTCCTGAAAGTTGCCTCCGGCATACCGATGAGGGTTGCAGCGGCGTTGATTGATATGCCCTTCTTTTTTAGATTGTCCAGCAAATTTTGATACATTTGATTACCTCCTTTTTGTACGCATTTGCGTTTCATTAATCCTATTATATACGAATTTGCGTACCTTGTCAAGAAAATTTGTACTCACTTGCGAACGTTCTGCTATTTGCACAAAAATAGTACGCAAATTCGGACACAATATACAAAGTTTTTACAAAAATACGAAAATGCGTACAAATATATTGACGTTTTAGCATTTTAATGGTATAATAAATAATAGCAGGAGGTGATAAAGTGGGGTTTGGTAAATTGCTAGAACGCAAAATGATTGAAAAAGACGTCAAACAAGCTGAACTAGCAAAAGCTCTGGGCATATCAAAATCGACAGTCAGTAGTATCATCACAAGAGACGCTTCAAGAGTTGAAATCGAGCTGTTTTTGAAAATTTGTAATTTTTTGCAATGTAATCCCGAGGAATTTTTTGACGATTATGTCGCGGAAAAGAAAAACACCCTATCCAATGAGGATAAGGTGAAGGCAAAAATAAATGATTTTCTCACAGGTCTCAGTGATGAGGAGCTGAACGAGCTGTATGACTATGTACAGTATCTTCTTTGGAAGAGGGATCACTAACAACGTGACCCTCTCCTCCAAAGAGGAGCTTATAAATCATTTCGACCAGTTCTGCTTGCTTTTGTTCTCTACTTTTTTTCATGTGTACCCCCGGCTTTTTTAGCCTTCTAAAAACATATGTTCGATAAACCTATTATACACTATGTTATTGCGGCTGTCAATACCATTTTTATGTGCTGTCCTAAAAATCGGACTACAATATAGCTGTCAAAAAAAAGTATTGCAAAACATACGCAAAAATGCTATACTATCACAGGGACAGCATATAATAGGTTATATTCCAATTATAGTATTTGTTGACGAAAAAAGCAATAA